CATGACTTATAGAGCGCGACGCACAGCACCGTGACAAACAGGAAAAACAGCGGGAAGTAGCGGATCCCCGTCGAGCGAGTGTCCTTGTCAAGGTAGGCGTTGACGTACGGCTGGCCGACCTTGCGCAGTTCACGCCGCGTGTTGACGTCGCGCGCACGCGTCACGTTGCCGACGAGATCGTCCGCCCGGATCACCAGGCCCGGGTACTCCTTCCACCTGACCGGGTAGCCGATCTTGACCGTGAAGTTGCGGATCTTGTCCTCGGCCGCCTTGCCGTCCGCCTGCTCGGCGGGCTTCTTGTCCTCGATGGAACATTCCTTCAGTTCCACCGACGCGAACTCGCGCTTGAGTTCGGTGAGCCTCGCCTTGAGGCCCGGGTCGGTCTCGGCAAAGCGCAGCAGCGTCTTGGCGTCGCGCTCGGGCACGCGCTTGGCGTCACCCGGCTCCCACTCGTTGCGCAGCGGCGTGCGGTCCCGATAGCGCTTCCGGCCCTGGTATTTCACGGCGATGAGTTGCATGCTGTCCTCTCGTGCAATCGGCCAGCCGGGGATCGCCCAGCCGGCCGATTCATGGCAGTTACGCCACGCCTTCGTTGATGGCGAAGACGATGATTTCCAGCTCCGACGCCTTGGCGTTGGCTGCGACCGCAGTGGTCAGGGTCAGCCACGCCTCTTTCGGCAGCGTCACGCTGGGGTTGCTGGTCGCGTTGCGGTAGCGGCCGGCGGTCGCCACGGTGATGCCGGTGCCGAAGAAGTCATCGTCCTGCGGCACGGCCGTCGAATCCACGCCGTCGGCGTAGGCAAAGCCCACTTTGGCGGTGATGGTGGCGGTGAGGCCGGTCTTGACGACGATCTCGCTGTCGATCAGGCGAAAGCCCGCCGGCAGAAGGCCGATCTTCACGGTGTCGCCCGAAGCGACGGCCGCGGTCGAGTCGCCACCCTTGACGGCGCCCGTCGCGGTGGTCTCGAGCACGTAGCGGAACGCGGTCAGGTTGCCGTAGGGCGACGCGCCGAGCTGGTTGGACGGGTCGGGGATGCCGAGCTTGGTGATGGTAGCCATGGTGTTTCGTTCTCCTTGGCGGGCGCCACCGGGTCAGGCGGCGCCCTGTTGCTCAGGTGGTCGCGTTACTGGCGCGCGGCGATGATGGGCACGGCGGTGTCGATGGCGACGATGCCGTGGTCGGTGTAGTGCTTCACGCCGTTGCCCTGGTCGACCAGCCAGCGCACCTTGCTGATGCCCTGGATCGCACCGATCAGCAGCTCCATCTTGTCGCCGTGGTCGAAATCCTCCTCGGACCAGAAGAACGGCATGCCGCCCATCTTGTTGGCGCTCGCGGCGAACGCCTGCGCGGTCGCCTGACCGCCGAGCAGGATGGCGCGGTCGATCGCGTGGGTCGTGCCGAAGCCGGCCGGCACTGTCGCGGTCGCCTCGGTCTCGGCGGTGTGGCTGGTGCAGTAGCTGATGGCGTCGCCCGCGTAGAAGCGGATCGGCTTGGGCATCTTCATGATGAGGACGCCGTTCCACAGCCCGCACTCGCCCAGGAACAGCGGGTGCTGCTTGGCCTTGCTCGCACGCGCCAGGGCGTTGGCCTGGAACTGGCGGAAGTTCGGGTCTTGGGCGAACGAGTGGTACTGCGCCGGGGAGACCAGCAGGACGCGCAGCGGCGAATCCTCGGCCACCACGTCGCCGGGGATCTTCACGGCCGGCGGCGGCAGGGCGATCGACTCCATGGTGGTGCGGATCGCGTCGACCACGTCCATGCTCAGAACGTCGGTGGTTGCCATATCCACGTCGCCGCCGGACAGCGCGAACGGGATGATGCCGTTGGTCCCGTCGGCGATGAAGTGGCGGTTTTTGGTCGGCGCCTTGACCGGGTTCACCGCCATCGCGGCAAACTTGGCATGCGAGGCGACCGGGATGCGCCACTCGATATTGTCGTGGAAGCCACGCGCGCCGGCCATGTGCACCAGCAGGGACTGGTCCATGTAGCTGTCCATCAGCGACTGCGCGACCGGGCGGCCCAGGCGGCGGAAATCCACGGCCGAGCGGATGGTCGTCATGGTGTCGCCGAGATCGACCGGGAAGCGGGCTTGACTGACGCGCACGCGGGCGGTGTCGTAGCTCAGGCCGGTGCCCTTGCCCTCGGCCGTCTCGCTGTTCATGATCGGGTAGGCGCCGACGGGTTGCAGGAACTGGAACTCGACCTCGTCGCCCTTGCCGCGCGA